TAGTCAGTACCTGTTCCTGCGTCACCGCCATTATTACCTGCACGCAATCCATAAATATGAGTTAGTGTAGTGTAAATATCGAACGTTCCTGCTTCTTGATATGTAATACCCATCATGCTCATTCCTGAAGAAGGATCAGAAACGATTGTAGAACTAGCGATTGCAGGAGCATTTGCTCTGCTTGCTTGCTCATTGAAGTCCTGTGGTACACGCCCTGCAATATTGATTGCTGACTTGTCGCCAAAGAATCCAACAATGCTTGCTCCGTTATCGTCAGTATTAGGATACTCATAAATCGCTTCAAATCCTGCGATATTATTTAAAATTCCAAGCCCTGAACCGCCTGAAAGTTGTCCATAATAATCATTAGAAGCAATGTTTTCGTCTTTTAATAAGTCAGTCATTACTGCACTGCTTACAATACCATAACGACCATTGATTGAAGCACCTTTTTCGTTCAATCTTTGTCGAACTGCTAACAAATCTCCTAACGCAAATACTGATCCTGCTTTTGTTACGCCTTCAGAGAAGTTTCCTGCTGAACATAAGTTCCACACGTTTGCCATTAAGTCTTTACCTAATGCGAATGATAATTCGCCAACCATTTCGCCATAAAGATTACGACGAGTAGAAATTAGGTCAGCATAGTCCATTTTTACAGGAACGTGTTTATGCTGATCTAGTGTAATTGCTAGGTCTTTTGTTAATGAGCCAACTGATTGAGCTTCTTCAGAACCATTTCCTTGTTTAGAATAATTACCTTCGAAGTTCGCTACTGTTGGTGCTGACAAGATACGAGCAATTATTGATTGCCCTTTTCTTGCTGTTTCGCTAGAAAAATCAGTAGAGAACTGTCCAATGACAGGAAACTGAGTCTTATAGCTTTCTAATACATCTGTCAATAACTCATCAACACTTAAAGTGTTGCTTGTGTTACCTTCTGCTGTTACATTTGCCATTTTTATTACTCTCTTTCTATTTGAATCTCAACTTAGAGATTTTATTTGATATACTAAATTTTTCTTGAGGAGTTGTAGCGTTAGCTAATTTTTCTCTTAAGCTATCTACTGTTTCCTCAACTTCTGAAGAACTATCTACAATTTTCTTTGTAGCAGGTTTGCTTGCTAAAATATCTAATACTTGATCTTTGAAATCAGCAACAGATACATCTCCTGCTAATGCTTTGATAACTGCTTCATTGGAAATGCTATATTTTTCTGAAAGAGCCATAATTCCTGCTTTTCTTTCAATTTCTAAAGCTAGCACTTCTTCTGCGTCTAGTTCTACTTCTTCTTCTTCTTCTTCAGAAGCTTCTGCTAAATTTTGCTCAACTTCTTCTTCTGATATAACTACGCCATCTTCAGCCACTTCCTCTGTAGTTTCTTCTACAGCTTCAATAGGTGCAGATGACTCTTCAGCGATTTCTTCAACCGCTTCTTCGGTAGCTTCAACTACTTCTTCAGTAACTTCCGCTTTTACTTCATCTTTCATAATTACCTCTGTTTCATCTTGTTCACCAACACTTATTTTAGGAAGTGTTGCACTAATCGGATATTTTTCTAAATCCTTAATTCTTGCTACCATAGCAACTTTTTCTACTAATTCTGCTTGGTCGCCTATAAAATCAACTGCGTCTTGACCGAATAACCATGTTTCAGCCTCTAAAAGATTTTTAATATAATCTTCATCTTTACCTGTATGCTTCATATAAGTGTTAGTTAAAACTTTTTCAAAGTTACCTAGAATTGATATAGCTTCTTCCATATCTTTTCTATTAGGGTAATCCATTTCTGCGTACATTGGTAAATGCAAAAAGATACCTGCATTTTCAGGAATGTAGATTTTATCTCCTGCTAAAATAATTATTGAGGCAATCGATCCTGCTATTCCGTTGATATAAACATGAACTTCTGCTTTATGACCTCTCAAAGCGTTATACATAGCAATTCCGTCTGTTATATTTCCTCCCACACTATCCATGTGAAGATTAATAACATCAGCGTCTACATTGTTAAGCTGTTGTATGAAGTTTTTAGCATATATTCCATAGCCTCCGATCTCATCAAGAATAAATACGTCTCTATATTTTTTGCCTTGTTTGATATTGACTACATTTTCTTTATTAATATTGAACCATTCTCTCATACTATTCACCATCTATCTGTTTTAGTTTTCTAATTGCCCATTCTATTCCTGAAGTTCCACCCCAACAGTCCCACATAAGACCTCCGCAACCTTCACCATAAGGAACGTCTTTATTTTGCTGATGGCGTTTAAAACTTGCCATTCTTGCAATAGTATCTCTTGATAGAGGCTCTCTACTTGCTAACTGCCTAGCACGTTGTTTGCCTACGTTAGTTCCGCAAGAACCCCAACCATTTTTTTCAACCCATTTCAAAGCACGTTTAGCATTATTGACTGCCGATTCAGGATAGTCGTTATAAGTTTTATTTATAAAATTTTTCTTTTCGTCTTCTTTGTATCCATTATCTGTTTTAGCAGGGTGGCTTGCAGGTAATAAATCCGTATCGTGTTTCCCACCGCTAAATTTTCCATTTTTTAAAGCTCTCAAAAAAGAATTGACACGTGCAAAAGCCCACTGTTCAGGAGATTGTACGCTACGCCTATCAGGAGGATTAGTTTTATATGCTCCAATTCCACGATTGAATACTATTTTTAGCTTTCTTAATGTTGTTTGTTTGCTTGCAGTATCCCCTACTTCTTTTTTGTGATCATCTAACTTCTTTTTTAAAGCTGTTTCTACTTTTTCTGATACTTGATCGGAGTTAGTTTCATCTACTATTTTAGCCATTGCTTCAGATTCTTGAGGTTGAGAAGTTTCTGTTACAGGCATTAAAGCTCCATTCACAAAATACTTGTCCCCTCCTTCATAAATAGGTTCGTCTTCTTTTTTGCGAACATCATTTGGAGATAATATTCCATTCTGTATTCCTTGACTGTAAGCTGTATATCTCGATGATAAATCTCCTCTTAACAAATCATCAGTATCATGTTTGAAATAATAGTTAGGTTTTTCTGCATCATTTAGTAAAGTCATTCTTAATTTTTGTTCCCAATTACATAGCCAAGGTCTTAAAGTATGTTTAACGAATCCTAAATCTTGGTGTTCTATATTGGAAAAAGTAGCTTTTTCTAAATCGTTAATTAAATGAGCAGGTACTCGGAACAGACCTGCGATCTGACTACGAGTATATTTCCTGCTTTCTAACATTTGACTCTCTGCATGGTTGAGGTTCATTGGACTAAATTTAGCACCGCCTTCAAGAATTGGTGTTTTGTGTCTGTTACCTGTACCGCTGTACCTCGCTGACCAATCTGCTTTGAGTCTTTGAAAAGTTTCTTCATCCATTTCATCAGGATATTCAATTACGCCACTAACTACTGCACCATTCTCAAAAAACTCCCTAGTATACGATTCAGACGACTTTCCACCTGAAAGAAGATCATTGCTCAGTTCAATTAGTGAAGGACTTAATAAGTGACCTGAAGAGAATGTACGAATGTGTAGTACTTCATTTTGCTCTAGCATTAATTCTTTTTCTTCGTCTTCAGGATCAGGGTAAACATAATGTAGCGTTCCATCAGGCATAAGATGGTATTTTATTTTGTTTGCGAATAGTGGATATAATTCTACTACATTGCCTGTTGCATCTCGAATAACCTGTGCTACACCATTCCCTCGAAGCAAAGCATCAATCATTAGCCATAATCTTAAATCATAAGAAGTCATGTTAGCATTTGGTTGCCATCTTAACAGCTCGTATAAGCTATGATTATATGCCTTAAAGCCTCCTTCGTCTTGTTTTTGATATAGGCATAAGGGTAAACAAGCGATAGACTCTGCAAGGACTCTTACACAAGTTAATACGTCAGACATCTCTAAAGCATTATCTTTATCAACATCTATTGCGTTATTTTGTTTAAATTTGACTAACGTTCCTGTGCGTTTTTCAGGTTTTCCGAATACGCTTTTCCTTACAAAATCTAGAATCTGCATGTAGGTACTATATAGAGTATAATTATAATAGCAAAACTAAAGTTGTTTGTAGTAGTGTGCAAAAAAAAAAGAGAGCCGAAGCCCTCTTTCTTATTTTTGTTTAATTTTATTTAAGCAAATTTGTAATCAGGGTGAAATGATTTCATTGTTTTTTTGAATGCTTCATCATGGTTATAACCACGAGCCTTAAGAACGCTCATGTGCCAACCCATATCAGAGTCTAACTGATCAACAGTTAAATTATAAACTTCACTTCCTTTTTCATATCCACGATCAATAATTCGCTCAAGCAATCCAATCTTTAAAGCTTCCCTCACGTTACTCGCACCGATTGAACTGATTAGGCATTCATCACTTACGATTGCGTTTTTTGTCGCATACTTAACCCAAGCATCAGCAAAACCTTGCATGAACGCTCCAACTACATGAACTAATGCGTCACTCAATGGATTCTTGATTTCAACTTCCATGTCTTTAATTGAATTGTAATTTACTATTGTTTTCATTTTTTGATCTCCTTTAATATGTGATTTAATTTTCATTGTAGACATAGTATTGCATTTTTTAACAACTATGACAAGCATAAAATACAACTTTTTTTATATTTTTTTTTATTGACTTTTATAGCCATTAAACTATTATGTTAAAATCATTCGTTCAACCTATATGGTCGGAAGTAGATCGCAGTGATCGAAGGAACGCTAACATAGAGGAGTTATAGCTATGGAGTATACTTTGAATTACAGAGGTGCTACTTATGTTAAGTTTATTAAGCTTGATAAGTAACTAAAAAAAAAGGGAGCGTAATGCTCCCCTTGTTTGATTTGGTTTTTTTTAAGCAACTACCTCTTCAATTTTTTTCAAGGCGTTTTCTTTTAATGTAGCTCGACCGCCTGCAACATTATCCCAAGATACATTACTGCTTTCTCTACCTTTTTCTCTTGCCGTATAATTTGTAATAGCATTGAAAAAGGCGTAAGGAGTTTTAGAATATTTCCCATCTAAACCCTCTTGACCTTTGTGGAATGTTTCAACGATAGTTTCTCGTTTAGAAGTATTTCTTTGTCTTGGCTTAACCTTTCCATCTTTGTCATAAGATAAAGGATAGATTGCATCAAGAACCGCAGTATATTGCTCGACAGTCATCTCACCTTTTTTATTAAGGTTAGATAATCTTTCTTGCTCACGCTTGGCTTGAATCTTAATATTAGCGAGGTCAATGATATTAGCTTTAGCTTTTTCAGTAGCATTTCCTCTATGTTGAACGCTTTCAATCATTCTTCCAACAGCTAATGCCATTCTTCTAGTATTATCACAAACAGTACGAACCGAAGTGAATAATGTTTTAATTCCGCTACCCCTAACACAATCTTGTAATAAGATTCGGTCAATAGTTTTGGAATCGTCACCATGAATATTATATTCATCAAAACGAATGCCAAGAAATCTGATCGCACCATTATATAAAGTTCCAACAGTATCGATCTCACAGTCATCTCCATAAGGTTCTAGGATTTGACTTTCTGCTAAAGAGCAAATGTCATTCATATCTAAAGTAGAATATTGATTTCCAACTGCTCGATTTAATATACACGCAACATTCCCATTATCATCTAACCTAGCAAGAGCGAAACCTCCGTCAATTTTGCTAAATGTAATGTTATCATTTGTAGCGGTAATTTTATTTTTATAATAAGAAGGAACTTTAGCTATCTCATAATCAAAGCAAGATTTAGCTTCAGCCATTGTAGGAGCTCTGTCCAATCTTTTATAATTATCTAACCTATGCCAAGTATCTCCCTTAACATAACCAACGTCTAACGATTTTATTCCATGACTCATTTTACTTATCTCCATTTTCATTGTTTAATTTGCAAACTTGGACTTCAAACCCCTCGTCTGAATACTTAACCATGTTTGCGAAAGTTTCTGTATGTGTAGCGAATTGTAACTTTTGAACGATCTTTCCGTTTAGCAATAAATTTATTGCGGGAACTTTTTGATTCATTTTTTTGCCTCCGATATTTAATTTAGTTTTCATTGTAAGAATAGTATTGCATCTTTTTGTGCAAGACGCAAGCATAAAATACAACTTTTTTTACTTTTTTTTATAGGTGTCTTATGCGAGGTCTATTGTAATCACTCGCACAGAAGTCAGGATTATCATTGAAAAAGTTATCTACATCTATTGGTTTACATCTAGGTGGACTACCTTTTTTCTTTCCACCTGCACAAGATAACCCTGCTTTTTGCATAGCGGTAACAGTCCAAACACTAACTTTAGCATAATCCGCAATCTCTTGTCTGCCTATTAACCACTCACTCACAACATTCTCAAACCACGTTCCGCATAAGGATTCTTTTTGTCATCATGGTTTACCAACGCCATACCTATTGCGATAATTAAAGCAACTGTTCCATCTATTCTATCTACTGATTTTTGTTTATCAGGTTTCATATTTCCTGCAGGATCTTTCCTAACTATAGTATTAGATATATTCCAAGACATAATTGGACAACCCGAATGAACCAACTCCTGTCCCACAATTAGTCTTTCTAGTTCTGCTGTTGGACTAGCCATAGATAAAAAACCCATTCCAAAAGGCGTCATCTCTACATTATCTTTTTCTAATGCAGAAACTAACTCTCCTGCGAAATGCCTGTCATAACCAAAATGCTCAATAGCAAATTGTCCATTTCTTTTTACGATTGAATCTCTAATAAAATCCCAATCAGTAGTCTTACCTTCTGTTAAAATTAAATTATAATCTTTTGCCCATAAATCATAGGGAACCTGATCTCGTTCACATCTAGCTCTTAAATCTTCCATAGGAACAAAAAAATCTACAATTATGTGTGGTTTATCTAACCCTTTTTGTTTTGGGAAAAAATAGGCACAAGAAGATAGGTCATTTACTCTTGCTAAATCCATTCCCCCATAACATTTTTTTCCTATTAAATCTTTTTCGTAAAAATTTCTTTGGCATTTTTTCCAAAAGTCCATTCCAATCCATGCCTCAGAAACGTCTGTCCAAATATTTAGCTGTTTATTTAAAAATGTGTTTAGTTTACTAGGCATTTGAGAAACTTTTTCTGCTTGAGATTTCATATAATCAAGCTCTTTGCCTATTCCTAAATTTGGATTAGCGATAAACCAATTCTTTTCATTTCTCCAATCATCTATATTTTCTTTTTCTAAAGTATAAATAACTCCAAATTTTTGATCATAGTTAATTTGATTTTCTAAAATTTTTATCAAATGCTTACGTTCTTCGTAGCAGATACCGAACTTATCATAACCTGCTGTTGTAATACTTATCATGTGATAGTTACGTCTTGCTCCAAAAGCGTCTTCCATGACGTCCCATAACTCTCTTTTTTTCCAAGCATGTAACTCATCAGCATAAACTGAAAAAGGATTTAAACCGTCAAGGGTTTTTGAATCTGATCCTAATGGTTTTATAAAAGAAGTTCTACCTGTATCTTTTACATAAATAGTGCTTCTGCCTGTCAGCACTTGATATATTTGCGTTAGAGAATCGCTTTGGCTTATATATGCACGACAATCATTGTATAACAATCTAGCTTGATCTTCTTTAGTTGCTACACAATATATTTCCGCACCTTTCCTATCTACAAAAGCTGAATCATAACAAGCACCTGCACTCGCCATAGTTGTCTTTCCGTTTTTTCTAGGAACTTCTATATAAGCAGTTTTGTATCTCCAAAAGTTGTCTTCATCTAGCCAACCATAAATATTACCGAATATAAATTTTTGCCAAGGCTCTAGCTCTAGGCTTTTACCCTGATATGCACCTTTATAATGCTTCAAATATTTACAAAATTTAAAAAACTTATTAGCACTTTCAGGGCAAAAATGGTATTGCCAAGTTTTTTCCAAATCTTTTAGGTGTCTTTCACAAGCTAGCTTTACATATCTACAAGCAGGAATCTCTTTATTTACTACCGCTTTAGCGTAATCTGTAGTTTCATCTTGCATTTAGGATAAAAAGTCATCTCTTATATCTCTTACCATCTTACCTGTTTGTTGCTGTTCACTAGGAAAAAGTTTATCTCTTAACTTATCCATTCTATTTTGTAAGGCTAATAATTGATTTTGTAGTGGGTTCGTATAAGTTGCACCTGTTTTATCACTAAATAGTATATCCCCTTCCGCCTGTATTCTTTTTCTAATATGATAAACTTGAGCTAACGTATAAGCGTATTCTGCAACTCTATCTAATTCATCTTCTCTATATGATCTTATCTTATGTAATCTATCTAACTCTTCTCTAGTAGTTTCCTCTACGGCATCTGCTAAAGCACTACTACCTTCTAGGTTTCTACTTTTTTGTAACCTATCAAGATACCAAAAAATAGCCTTCTCATTTCCTGATTCCACTAACTGTTTTAATTCAAACTTTGCCCTTAATGGCAGTTTAGATTTTAATTCAGATATTCTGTCTAAAAATGTAGGGTTTTTTTGTATATAATTGTATAGCGTTCCCCTGCTAATACCTGCGAAACTACAGGCTTCTGTGTCTGTAGCACCTATTGCAAAAGCTTGCTCTAATTTTTGAACAACCTCATCTCTAACAATACTAGGTCTTCCTACTTTTTTTTCGCTCATTTTGTATTAAGAAAACATTTTTGAGGATAAAATACTAAACTGTTTCTATACCCGTCTTCGTGTGTTTTGTGTATAGGTGTAACGCAATGTATATTACGCCAAACAGGAAAAACTAAAATACTATTATCACATTGATCGAAACAAAGATCGTAGTCAGGTATATATAGATTACCTCCATTTGTACCATATTTTTTAGATACAATTATATTACAAGTTTCAGTTATATTAGCTCTATCTATGTGAACAGGTACAGAAATATTATAATTACTTATACTAGAAGTAAAAATACTACCAAACTTCCACTTATCTGCTACAGTTTCAACTGCTTTTACATGGTTGAGATAAGCGTCAGGACAGTGTTTTTTATATATATTTTCACATTCTTTACATAGTTTTAGCATAGCTTTTATAAAAGTCTGTGCAGATTCTACTGTATGAACGCTAGATATTCGAGGTTCCATACGCCTCATATTAGGTTGTGCTTTTACTGATCCTAAAATAGTTGAGTATTTTTTTTCTTTTTTAGCTAAAGCATTTTGGTGAGCAAGTTCTTTTTCATATCTACCTTTAAATTCATCTGTTCTAAACAAAGCAGTTTTTGGAACTCGTTTCGATAAAAACTCTGCATTCGCTACATCAGCAATTTTACAAGCCTTTTCTGTCATTTTTGTTAGAAAAAATCCGCAAATACTTCCGTCTTCATCTTCAAAAAGACAGCTTTCTGTAACATTTGGTTCTATATCATCAGCTTTATCTGAAATTTTATATTCATGTTCTACTTTTTTTAATTTTAATCTTTTCACTATAGTTTTCCTTTCGGCTTGCCTCCCCAATTAGTATTAGCAAAATGAACAGCAATAGCTTTATCGGAGAAATGATCTTTGTCGGCAAATATTTTAAACCTAGTTTCTCTATCTAAACTTTTGGTTTGTTTGCCATTTACTTTCATTCTTTTGAATTGATCCAATAAATGAAAATAAGGTTTAGGATATAGGGTTACATCACTCCTATTCTGCCACACATTATTTAAAAAAGTTGGACCCGTTCTAATATCACAGTTCTCATGCCTATGCTCTCGATACCATTTAGGGAATTGATATAACGCTTCATTTATAGCGTTGTGATTTTTTGTAGCTCCTAAAATACAGTTGAGAAAATATTTTTTTGATATTTTACCTGAAAAACAAGTAACCCTAGGATCATCTGTAATAAGATCGAATGACCTAATAGGCATGAAATCACAGTCAATATAGATACCTCCATACTGTTTCACCACTAGTATTCTATATATATCAGCTAAACCTGCTAAACTACCTATATTTGTTACATCGTCAATCAATGGCTGAATAGTTTTTGGAACTTCAACATCTTTAATAGAGTCATTATCAAAAGTCATAAAATTATAACCTTTGTTTATAACTTGAAACTCTTCCCACCATTGCTCAAATAGATCAGGCATTTTTTTCTTACCTAACCATATTCTCATTATATTTTTTGGAATCATACTTTAAACCTTACTTTTTTGTGAGTAACTCGTTTTAATCTCAAATTAGGCACATTGCCACTTTTATAATAAACTTTAGCTAAATCAGGATACGTTTGTTCGATCCAAGTTAGTTTCTGTTTATGATCTTCATAGCGTTTTTCTTTACCTCCTAACAATCCTTGTATTCCACCTTCAGCAAAATATTTAGTCTTAATGCAAATGCCATCAAACCTAACTACAGAGCCATAAAGGTTATATGATAATATAGATGATAAATAGTCCTCACCGCTTGAGAAGTCTTTTCGACCTTCACCCCAAACAGGACATTTGCCATAACTACCGAAAAATGCTCCAATAATATAACGCAATCCTATGGATATTGTATCAGACATGAAGAACCCATTATAAACAGGATTGACTGCCCACATTCTTGCATTAATTTTTTCACAAATAGAGTAGCCCTTTTCTACAATCTGATCTAATGAAGAGTCATATTCTATTAACTTATCTCCATTTTTTTTTGCTAAAGAAATAATATCATCATCTAAACAAAATATTTTAGTATCTTTATCGTAGTAGTTATTAATAAAAATTCTTTGTTTTCCAATTCCAAGCTCACCAACAACTATATTAACATTACTCAACGCTTTTTTATAGATTTTGTACTGCTCATCATTAGCAACAAAAACTGTCACATTAGACATTTTAGCGTCTAATTTTTTTAATGTTTTTAAACTACATTCTTTTATTCTGTCAGGTCTTTGATAAGAAGGAATAGCTATTTGATAATCCACTATTCATTCTCCTCTTTATATTTAGTTAGTAAATCTAAAACAACGCCACCAATGTATATTTCATTTTTTCTAAACCAACTTAATACTTTAGCCATTTCTTCATAGTCATCTAGGTTAAAATCAATTACATGACCTCTGACTGTGTTTTCTACTAACTGTGTTAGCTTTTCGTTTTCTTCTTCATCGTCATCATCTAAAATACTGTAATCAATATCCGAATTAGTTAAAAATGTTGCATCATAACCTGTCATGGTAATATCAAAATCAGATTTATCTACATCTTTTAATAGCTCTGTAAGATCATCAAAATTGACTTGAGATAATTCTGCAATGCGATTATCAGCAATCATATCAGCCCATTCTTGTGCTTCAGATTCATAGTCTTGATAATCAACAGGAACTTTTTTCATTCCTAATTTCTGTGCTGATAGCAACCTTCCATGACCTTTTATTACAAAACCACTTCTTTTTGAAATAGTTATTGGTGATCTAAACCCTTGAGCTTCTATAATTTTTGAAAGAACATTAACTTGCAGTTCAGGGTGCTTATTTGGATTCTTGGGATTAGGTATAACCTTTGCAACATCTACTAACTCATCATGTGAACAATATATTTCTATTTTTCCTACCTTCATATTTCTCCTTTAACTTATTTTTTTCTAAACATGAACCCTATCATCACAACAACCGCAAAACGTCTCTAAATGAGCATTTAAACGCTTACAGTACACCTTCTGATAATGATCTGGATTCCTTCTACATATTAATTTTATCTCCCCACCCCCCAAATCATTGCGAATAAATATATTTAG